TGGATGGTCAACCATAACGAGAAGGCTATCAAAGACCACCTAGACCTAGCATCTAAGATGGTATTCCAATCAAGTGACCCAGCATACCAAGGAAAGAACACTGGAGACTTGGATAATGGTTCAATCCTATACCACGAACCTAACCAACCACTCACACAGTTGGCTAATAACTCACACGACATTGCACCAATGCAGAACAGCAAGGTTGACTGGCAGAACCAAGCAAGTGAAGTATCAAGTACACCGGACTCACTACGTGGAGTAACACCACCATCAGGAACAGCACTAGGCACAGTACAGATTACAACTCAACAGGGGCTTTCACTATTCGAATTGATGACAGAGAATAAGGGACTAGCACTAGAAGAGATATGGCGAGAGTTCGTTATCCCTAACATTAAGAAGCAACTAGATACTAAGGAAGAGATTGTAGCGACACTAGACAGCATGAGCATCAAGCAGATTGACTCACTATACATTCCTAACGAAGCTAAGAAACGATACAACGAGATTGCAGTAGAGAAGGTTATCAAGGCACTAGAGACAGACGACCTATCACAAGTACCACAACCATATGACGCTGACTCAGCAGAACGAGGAGTAGCAGACGACATGAGTACACTAGGAGACACACGATTCTTCAAGCCAGATGAACTAGATGAAAAGACATGGAAGGATGTATTCAAGGACTTTGAATGGGACGTAGAGATTGAGGTAACTAACGAACAGTCAGACAAGCAAGCAATGTTAGCTAACTTGAACTTCACACTCGGAACACTAGCCTCACTAGGCGATGTAGAGAACGCACGATTAGTACTATCTAAGGTATTAGAGGAAACAGACATCTTCTCACCAATGGAACTAGCATCAGTATCTCAAGCACCAAGCCCAGCTCAACAGCAACAAGCATTACCTCCAGAAGCAGCTCCAGTGACTTCACCTCAACAATTGGAATAACCTGGTGGGGTGGAAACAAATTATGAAGATATTAAAAGCAATAAAAGATAAAATTATGGCTAGAGTAGAACACGTACCTATCCCAAAGGATGACAAGGAAGCGGCTCTTGCGGCTATTGCTGCATACAAGGCACAGAACCCTGTTAAGTACGAACAAAAGAAAGAAGCGTTATTCGCACGATACGGGCTAGATGCACTTAAAGATAGTGTTGAGCCGGTAGAAGACGACAACGACAAGGAGCTTAAAGCTCTGAAGAAAAAAGTGGCGAAGAAAGTTAGTAAATAACAATAAACACTATGGAGGGAAAGAAATTCAGACGATTAGACGACAGCGAACTAGCGTGGATTCGAGCAACGTTCAAGGACAACGAACAAGGCTTGGTAACACTACGTAAGATTCTATTACAGACTGGTGAATCAGAAACACCAATCGGTTATTACCGCGACTCATGGGCAGGGCTTGACCTTAAAGGACTAGACGAAGGAGGTAGAGTACTAGCAGTTGCTTCTCACCAGTCCATGCTTAACCACTTAGAGGGTGCGTTAAGGTCGGTACAAGTTATTGCAGAACAATCTGAGAAAGATTTGGAGGCAGCGATGGAAGCTACCAAGAAGAACAGCAGTAAGTAAACAATGGTATAATATTAGTAAGTTCCGAGTAGGCGGAAGAAAAACATGCCTTCACTAATCCAAGCATATGGACAATTATGACAACGATGTTGAGGAGACAACTGAAACTCCAGAAGAAGAAGTGGTAGAGGAAACCCCAGAGGAGACTGAAACCGAAGAAGAGGTAGAAGAGATTGATTGGGAAGCTAGAGCTAAGAAGGCAGAAGCTACCATCATCAAAGCTAAATCAAAACCGAAAGCAGAAAAAGCAGAAGCCTCAGAGCCAGTAGCTAAGACAGAATCTAAGCTATCTATCTTTGACCAGAAGGCTATCTTTAACGCTGACATAGACACACAAGAAGACCTTGACGAGATTTTAGACTACGCAGACAGGAAAGGAATTTCCGTAGCGGACGCTCTAAAGTCAACCGTCATTAAGGCTACTCTAGCCGAGAACGCAGAGATACGGAACTCAGCCAAAGCTGTTAATACAGGTACAGGTAGAAGGGCAAGTGGAACAGTAACAGAAGCTCAACTAATGGCAGATGCTCAAAAGGGCAAGATGCCTAGTTCAGACGAAGATATTGCAAAACTAGCTCGCATGCGAATCGGACAGAAATAGCCACTGGTGGGGTTAAACAATTAAATTAACCCTTAAAATGGCAAACACAATAGCATCACGAGTATATCGTGACAAATATCGTTCAGCTACACTTGACACTCTTCTACGAGGAGCAATGGTATCTGAATCAATCACATCTGTAGACCGTTCAAACAACCTACGGATTCAATCACCTTACAGTTCTACACCAACAGTAGTAGTACAGGCTCTTGCAGGAACATATACTCCAGCAGACTTCACTACAACTGACGACGTATTGACTGTAACTGATGAATTCATCGTTGGTGAACACATCATGGACTTCCAGGAGTCTTTGACACAATTCGACCTATTCGCAGCACGAACAGAGCAAATGGCTTTCAACGTAGCTAAGAAGATTGACGAATTCGTATTGAACAACCTTACAGAAGACGGAACAGGTACATACACAACTCCAGCAGGAGGATTCGCCACAGCAGCTAACGTAAATGAAATCTTCGCTAACATCAACTCACAAGTTGACGGTTACTCAGACTCATACAACGGAAAGTTCTGTGTTCTAGAAAACACTGACATGGTTGGTCTATACCAAGCAGGAGCAACTAACGGATTCACATTCTCAGACAATGTATTGAACAACGGACGAGTTGGACAATGGATGGGAGTAGACATCTACGTAGTTCGAACAGGTACTTTCACCGACGCAACTGTTGGTACAAAGACTTGGACAAACGCAGGTCACCGAGTAGCTGGAGTAAAGAATGTAGCAACTACAGCACTACCAGGAGGCATCAAGACAGAAGAAAAGATGGTTTCAGGTAAAACTGGAATGGAAGTAGCAACTTATGGTTACGTAGGATTCAAACTATGGGCACCAAAAGTTACTCTTGTAATCGACATCACACTCGCATAGTTATCAGTCCCCTTTATTGGGGGGCTTCTGAGAGAGTGTGTTCCCACCAGCGCACTCACTTAGAATCACCCCCGTAAAGGAATAATCAAATCAATATGGCAATAGCAAACGGAACAAATCCACATCTTGAAGGACTAACACTGAAAGCGGTACAGCTCGCACCAGACGCAGCAGGAAGTGTAACTAACAGCATCGCACCGTCAGTACGTTCAGTAGCACTTCTAGCAAACGTTAACGGTGTAACTGACTTCGTTGTACTACCGGCACTTTCATCAGTACCAGAAGGACACGAAATCACTATCATCGCTGGAGCAGCTAACTGTGAAGTTAGAACACCAGCAGCCTCAGCAGAGGAAATTAACTCGGAAGACTGTGACGGAACAAAGGAATACCTTTTGACCGCAACACAGATTCACCGATTCACTAAAATCGACAACACCATCGGATGGATGGGACAAGGTTTTACAGCTATCGGAGCAGTTGCAACAGCAGTTGTACCTGACTAGTTAGTTCTTAGACTCCCTTTACGGGGAGTTTATAGAGCCAGTTAGTAGCGGTTCACTTAATAAAATTATATGCAGTATCTAAACACAACAGCAACAGGAGTAGTTAAAGCAACTGCTGGAACACTATACGGAGTAGTGGTGAACTCTCACACAAGTGGAACAGTAGTCTTTAATGACGGAGCAGGAGCAACCTCAGCAGGAGTTAAGGCAACGGGTGTCCTAACATCATCAGGGGTATTCCAAGACACAGAAACAGTAACAGTCGAAGGTAAAACTTACACATTCGTAGACGCACTATCGGGAGCGGCTAACGAAGTTCTTATCGGAGCAAACGCAGCAGCTTCACTTGATAACTTCAAGTCAGCAGTAAACGGAACAGCGGGAGAAGGTTCTACATACGGTACAGGTACAGTAGCTCACGACCTAGTAACAGCCACAACTAACTCAGCGACAGCTCAGACAGTTGAAGCTAAGTACATAGGAACATACGCTAACGCATACGCAACCACAGAGACTTGTGACAACGTAGCATGGGGAGCAGTAGTTATGGAGAACGGAGCAGAATCATCTATCTTAATGATAAACACATTTACTTACACGTCAGGGTCAGGTGTTTATATGTTCGGAGAAGGTATCTCTTTCCACAAAGGACTGTATTACACAGAAGGAGGAACAGCAGACGTTACAATAATCTATAAATAGACATGGTATTCAGCGATAACACCAACAACACAGGAATAGTAGAACAGACAAGAGCTATGCTTCGGGTTGATGCTACGCAATACCCTACATATAAGATTGTAAACTCAGTCAACAACTACTTAGACACCGTTACTGGTTACGCTATTGGTGCTGACCGGAACTTCCAGTGGGACGATAGTAACCACACCAAACTACCTATTGGAACAACGGACCTTACAGCAGCACAGTCTGACTACTCGTTCCTAACTGACGAACAGGGTAACTCTATCCTTAACCTAACGAGGATAGATATTCTTGACCCAGACGGCTCTTACCGAAAGCTAGAGTTGATTGACCAAGAGAACATCACGGTAGCCCTAGATGAATACGAAAGCACAGACGGACTACCAAACAAGTACGACAAGATTGCTGATAACATCATAAGACTATACCCAACACCCGCTACTACGGTATCAGCAGGACTAAAGTTCTACTTCCAACGGTCAGGAAGCTACTTCGTTGCAACAGACACTACTAAATCACCAGGTGTAGCTCCTTTGTTACATCGTGGCTTTATGATTGCCGCAGCTTATGACGGAGCATTAGCACTAGGAACAGAAAACCTGCAAGCTCTCTCAACAGAGACAGAGAAGGAACAGTTCAAGATGAAGAAATACTTTGAAGTACGTAACACAGACATGAACAGACGAATGACACCATTCGCTCAAAGCAATAGATAATATGGCAATGATTAACCAAGACAAACCAGCAGTAGGAACACCACAAACAGAGCTGAATATTGGCTCAGGTTACAACCTATTAGTTGGAGGAGTCTATAAGCTCATTGTAGGTGCATTAAACGCCTCAGCAGGGCTTACAAACACTTCTAAGGTATCTGTAGGTGAGACTTGGGGAACAATAGAGTCTACTTGGGCGGCAGAGACACGAACGTGGTTGGCCGTGAGTCAATTGTTCACAAATCCAAGTAAGCCAGCTAACTCTATTACTAACGAATCAAAACCAGCATAAGTGTTATAATTAGGGATATATGCCAAGGGGAATCTACAAAAGAACTGACAAAATGAGAGAAAACATGAGCAAGGCGCATGTTGGTCAAACTGCGTGGAATAAAGGAAAGAAACTATCAGAAGAACATGTAGAAAAACTTAGAGAAGCAAAGTTCGGTAAACCTCGGGCTGGCAATCCAAAGAATTGGAAGCACACTGACAAAACAAAAATTGTAATGAGTAAGAAAGCAGAAGGTCGGACACCATGGAACAAAGACCTGTCTGGTTACACAACACAACCACACTCAGAAGAAACAAAACAAAAAATAAGTAAGGCCAATAAGGGCAAAGATGGCATTAAAGGTGAAAAGAGTCATCTCTGGAGAGGTGGAATCACAAAAGCCAACACAAAGATAAGGAACTCTACAGAATATAAAGACTGGAGAATCGCGGTATTTGAAAGAGACAACTACACATGCCAAGAGTGCGGCGATAGGGGTGTAACCTTAAACGCTGACCACATTAAACCATTCGCACTTTACCCCGAATTAAGGTTAGTTATCGACAACGGAAGAACACTCTGCGTTCCTTGCCATAAAGAAACAGACACTTACTTATGGAAGGCTGCACCGCAAGTTATCAATAA